AACATTATGTACAAATTCCTGAAGATAAATATGATGTGCTAGAAAGCATGGTAGAAAAACTAGATGACATGGAGACCAAGCTCAACGAGCAAATAGAGAAGAATGTTTCATTAAATGGCAGACTTGCTGAGTCTGTTGCTGATGGAATTCTTGACTCAGTTTCTGATGGCCTTGCTGCCACACAGAAAGAAAAGCTCGCCTCACTTGCAGAAAGTGTTGAGTTTGAAAGTGAAGGTCAATATCGTGAAAAGTTGGAGACATTAAGGGAATCTTATTTCCAAAGCAGTTCTCCAAAAGCAACAGGAGAAACAATTTCTGAGACTGTAGATCATACACAGGGAGATGTCTCTGGGTCAATGGCTGCATATCTTAAGACATTGCAAGCAGTTGCTAAGAAATGATTTTAGTATTTTAATCAAACACAACAAGAGGTAAACGCAAATGTTCAATGCTGAACATCTGCAGGAAAAGTGGGCTCCCTTGCTTAATGCAGAGGGTGTTGATGAGATCAAAGATCCTCATCGTAGAGCAGTCACCGCTGTCCTGTTAGAAAACCAAGAAAAGTTTTTAAGAGATGAGCAATCATTCTCTCAAGCTGGAACTATAAACGAAGCAGTTCCAACAAACCACGCAAACACAGCTGGTAATTCAGGTGGTTTTAGTGGTAGTGCAAACGCTGCTGGTCATCAAGCTGGTTTTGACCCTGTTCTAATTTCTTTAATTAGACGTTCAATGCCTAACTTGGTTGCTTATGACCTAGCTGGTGTGCAACCAATGAGTGGTCCTACTGGACTAATCTTTGCAATGCGCTCCAAGTATGACAGAATGGGTGGCAGTGAGACCTTCTTTGATGAAGTTGATACTGCATTCTCAGGTCAGTCTTCAGGTAATGACCTAACATCTGGATTCTCTGATGTTACAGCTGGTTTAGGTACAACTGAACAGTCTGGTACTAACCCTGCTGCACTTAACCCTGTAGGATCTGCTGCTTCTACTGGCTACGATGTAGGTCAGGGAATGGTCACTGGTGACTCTGAAGCTCTTGGAGATGCTGCTGGTAATCACTTTAACCAGATGGCATTCGCCATTGAGAAGGTTACTGTGACTGCTAAGTCCAGAGCACTCAAGGCAGAGTACAGTTTAGAACTAGCTCAAGACCTTAAGGCAATCCATGGCTTGAATGCAGAAGCAGAACTTGCTAATATCCTCTCTACTGAGATCCTTGCTGAGATCAACAGAGAAGTTATTAGAACAATCTATAAGATTGCAGAGCAAGGTGCTGTAGAAAACGTAGCAAGCAATGGTGTCTTTGACCTAGACATTGACTCCAATGGTAGATGGTCAGTTGAGAAATTCAAAGGTCTTCTCTTCCAGATTGAAAGAGATGCTAATAGAATCGCACAGAGAACACGTCGTGGAAAGGGCAACATTATCATGTGCTCTGCAGACGTTGCATCTGCACTAACAATGGCTGGTGTACTTGATTATACACCTGCTCTTAATGCTAACCTTAATGTTGATGATACTGGTAACACATTTGCTGGTACTATCCAAGGTAAGTACAGAGTATACATTGACCCATATTCTGCTAACTTAGCAGCTAACAACAGTGGTCTTGCTCAAGGCAGCAACCAGTACTATGTTGTTGGATATAAGGGTGGTTCACCTTATGATGCAGGTCTGTTCTATTGCCCATACGTTCCACTACAGATGGTTCGTGCAGTGGGTGAGTCAACCTTCCAGCCAAAAATTGGATTTAAGACAAGATATGGTCTTGTTTCAAACCCATTTGCTGAAGGACTTACTCAAGGTCTTGGCAGACTACAAGTTAACAGCAACAGATACTACAGAAGAGTTGCAGTTAAGAACATCATGTAAGCTAGATGCTTATATTTCTCAAAGACCTCCTCTTGCAGGGGGTCTTTTTTTGTGCCACTTTACAAAGTGTCCTAGAGTGATTGACATTCTTTGAGTTGAATAGTATATTGAATATGAACTAAATTTTTATGATGACTAGTAAACCTCGTGAAATCTTCAATGCTGATCAACTAGATAGCAATTTCAAACCAGTGACAACAGGTAGAGGGTATAAACAAACTGATTTTGATAATTTAACAGAAGTTGGTCAATGGTTCTTCCTTCCTCTTTCTAGTATGACAAAAGGTCAATTGTCAAATGAATATAGACCACAAGCTCCTGCTAGATTGATTTGTGAAGGGAGAAGATATAGAACTAAGAAAGGGTATTTTGGTCCTAGTGAAGAACTTGGTATTGCTGTTCAAAGAATAGAAGATGTAAAACAAGATCCATAAGGGTCTTGTCTCATCTAAATAATTAAAAAAGATAATGACTGCAACAGGGTTTAGAAATCAAGTACAAAATAAAAATTTCTTAAGTCCTACTGGGTTTAAGTTTGTATTGAATCGTGCTCCTAAAGTAGTATTCTTTTCCAACCAAGCAAATATTCCTGGTTTAACTCTAGGCACTGCACAACAAACAAACTATCTAACAGATATTCCTGTACCTGGTGATAAGATACAGTTTCAAGATTTAAGCTTAAGATTTTTAGTTGATGAAGATTTAGAAAACTACCTAGAGATACAACATTGGTTAAGAGGACTTGGATTTCCAGATAGTCTAAAAGAGATATATGATTGGCAAAGATCTAATCCTAATGCACCTACATCAGAATTGAATTATACTTCTGATGGAACATTGAATGTTCTTACTAGTTCCAATGTTCCAAATTTTAAAGTTAAGTTCTTAGATATGTTTCCTATATCAATATCTGATCTAAACTTTGATGCTACTGATAGTGACATAGATTACTTGACAGCAGATGTCACATTCAAGTATACTATATACAACATTACTGATCTAAACGATAACATTTTATGAGTATTGATCTTGAATCTATTCAAGAGATGTGGGAGAAAGATTCAAAGATAGACAGAGATAATCTACATGAAGAGTCATTAAATATTCCCTCTCTACATGCAAAGTATTTTGAATTGTATAATACTATATTTCTTTTAAGAAAGAAAGCAGAACAGCAGCGTAAAAATATTCGCCATGAACGTTATGAATATTTTTCTGGTAAGGCAGATCCTGAGGTGTATATAGAAAATCCTTTTCCAAAGAAGATAAGGGATAAGGATACAATGCAGAAGTATATGGATGCTGATGAGAAACTTTCCAATTCAAATTTGAAGATTGATTATTATGATACCATGCTTGTTTACATTGAAAGCATTTTAAAAGTAATTCAGAATAGGACATATCAAATAAAGAATGCTATAGAGTTTATGAGATTCAATGCTGGATTAGGTTGATAAATACCAATAGCATGATGGGTAAAAGTGACAAACGTTATAATACAAAAATCTAATGAAGTATTTTTACAGGTAAAAGCAGAACCTCATATTGAATATGAGTTAAGGGATCATTTTACTTTTGAGGTAGAGGGTGCTAAGTTCATGCCTCAATATCGTAATAAAAATTGGAATGGAGAAATACATTTATTTGATTTAAGATCTAAGAAAATATATGTAGGATTGTTAGATAAGATAGTATCTTTTTGTGATAGGCAAGGATATAGTTATAAGTTTTTAGATAATGAATACTATGGTCCTCCATTTGAAATCAATTCATCTATATCTAGGGAGGGTGTAAAAGACTATATTAAATCAATTACAAAATTCAAACCAAGAGAATATCAAATTGAGGGCATCTGTGATTGTTTAAAACACAATAGAAGATTGCTAGTCAGTCCTACTGCATCAGGTAAATCCTTAATGATCTATTCATTAGTAAGGTACTATGTAGATAAAGGACAGAAGATTCTTTTGGTGGTTCCTACTACTTCATTGGTAGAACAGATGTATAAAGATTTTAAAGACTATGGGTGGGATGTTAAAAATCATTGTCATAGAATATATGCTGGTAGAGAGATAACCAATACTAATGAAGTAACTATAACTACTTGGCAGTCAGTATATAAATTAGAGAAATCATTCTTT